TTGTATCAGATATAGAATCTTATAAATCAGTACTTCTGATTATAGGCTCACCAGCATTAGTTATTATATATAAAGTATTAGAAATTTGGACTGCTCAACAGAACAGTCTAATTGAACAGACTAGAAAGGGAACTTTCCGTAATGGGAACGGAGAAGTAGTGGAATGCGAAGACGAAGATGGAAGCTAAGTACTGCAAGTACTGCGGGAAAGAGCTCACTCGTCACGAGAAGGTACGCTGCATGGAATGCTTCCTCAAGTTAGACAATGGCATATGTTATCCACCTAAGTGGTGGGAAACGCGCCTACCATGAGCGGAACCTTTATTAACCCTTACATTCTAGGTATATACGTGGCTCCTCACGGACCACTAAACCACAGGAACTTACGCAATAGTAATCCTAGGGGCCACACAACGAAAGCTTTATATACTCCTATACTATATGGAGTAGAGTGATATTATGACTAATAACACAACAACAAACGAAACGCTGGAAACAGTAGGCGACTCTGGTATGCTAGATATGTTAATGGATAACATTATGTATATTGGTGGAGCGGCTGTTCTGGTTGCTTTGGCCTGTGCAGTAGCATGGATGAAGGTACCAGCTTTCCGCCTGATGGCGCGAAAGATGTACGCTAAGTTTATGCGTCAGCACGGGGACGAAATGGAAGAGTTGTATGAAAAATACCTCACCAAGGCAATGAAAGCGAAACTAGACGCCACTCAGAAGGCGAAAGTTAAGGCAGCCATTCTGGAAAAGGCAATCTTAGCAGAAGTAGACCACAAGGTTAAATCTATCGAGAAGGGACTTGTAAAGGAAATTCGAGACGTAGTTAAAAACCTGTGAACGTAGAAGAATATGAGGCCAGACTGCGCCAACGCATAGGAGAAGGAGAATATGAACGTCATAAAGAACTTGTCCGGTTGTTGGCACGCAATCTTACGCTTGAAGACGTGCTGTGGGAAGAAATTCTTGTATCTATTCGGGATGTTGACGCGAGAACAAAGCTCTTGCAGCAGAGAAACTCTATTGTTAGGGATATTCATACTGAGTTCCGCGCTCTTAATATCGAAATACCTACTGTAGTAGAAAAGAATACAGAGCAGTTTGTAAACCTGCTAGAAGATATGGTAGAAGATGATGACAACGCCAGTGAAGAACGAACAGAAGACGCTTAACGCGGCTATTTCAGGAAAGGCGGCGCATGATTCAAGGTTCTTAGAGGATATTTTCGAACAGTGTAGACACGACAACAAGAAAATGACTGTCCTACTTAGGGCATTCTGTGAAACATATTTGATAGACTCTGAACGGCGTCCATTAAAGCTTAGGCCACTTCAGGAAAGGATAATAGTTAGTTCTTTAACATATCCAAAGAGCGGTAAGCAGCGCAAAATGGCGATATTGGCTCCACGAGGCTGTGGCAAGTCCTATGCCCTTTCGGTAGCTGCAACTGTGTATATGTTCTTTAAGCGCTTTAGAGATTTAATCTTTGTGCTCGCACCTAGCGAGGACCAAGCCGCACTTATATTTAACTATGTGTATAGACATTTCTCTGATAATGCTTTTCTTAGTAGCTTAGTTAAATCTTACAGGTTCCATAACAAACCAAACATTACGATGAAAGGTGGGACTATATTACGCAGAGCTCCTATGGCTCCATCCAATCAGGGTCAGGCTATACGAGGCCAGCACCCGACATTCTTAATTATAGATGAGAGCCCTTTGATAGATGATAAATTATTCATTGACAATGTAGAGCCCTGTATCATAGCGAATAAGGCGCCCTTTATAAACTTGGGTACCCCGAAAAGTAAGGAAAATCATATGTATCGCTATCTTTATGATGATGCATATGCAGATACGTTTGAAAGGTTAGTGTTCAGTTGGAGAGACGCTATAAAGTGTGGTAGAGCTTATTCTGCCCCATATAGCGAAGAAGAAATGTTTGACAAGATGGTGGAGTGGGGAGAAGACTCAATATATTGGAGGACAGAATATGAATGCGAATTCGTCGAATCGGTCTCACAAATCTTTAACCCCGAAGCGCTTAAGAGGTGTAGAGTACGAGGACAAACCTTTGTCGAAAGAGGAACACCGTATCCTAACTGTAGTGTCGCTGTTGACATTGGTAAATCTGTTAATAGCACTGTTATCAGTGTGTGGAGTACCGAAAAATCCGACGAAGGTAATATTGCACGTCTTATATGCTTGGAGGAAATCAATCCTAGAACTGGCGGACATGACATTCCATATCAACGTAGGCGTATCATGGACACTGCTAGAGATTTTAGTGCTGAGCGTGTCATTATTGACGCTACTGGTATTGGTGGTGCGATTGAACAGGACATAAGAAAAGGATGCTACGAAGAAGGTATGCACTTTATACCCTTCATTTTCACTGGTGGTCCGAAAGGTACGAAAACCCAAGCATATAGGGATTATGTTTCGTACATCCAACAGGGTATGGTTAAAGTACCGCACCCTGAAGGATTACCACCAGAGGAAGCGAAGTTAGTTAATAAATGGTTAAGAGAGCACACAGAGTTGGAATATGTTATGGATGCAGCCAATAAAACAGAAAGAATAGCTGCTCCAGATGGTAAACACGATGATTATTGTGATAGTTCAGTTATGGGAATACATGCTGCTCTATCTATGATGCCCGCTAGCGCTACTTTTGCTAGTGTGCAATTAAGTACCCCTACTCCTAGAATAGACAGAACGGGGAGTATACCCTCTGTTTTTAAGACCGGAGGAGTCAAGAATAGGGTAAACAAACATATACCGGGCGGTTTATGAGCGAAACCTTTATATACTCCGTTTATATAGTAGTATAAGATAGCCATGGCTCTACGTGATTATTTGCCTTGGAACAGGCGTCAGTTTGCAACTAAGGGCACCAATCCTCCATATTCAAAGGATGACCCGCGTAGCTACGGTGAGGGCGTTATTCGACGTATCCAACTACAGCAAAGTACGGGAATGTTTGGTGCAGCAAGTCATGAACCGCAGATAGGCGACGCAAGAACGTACATGAATGTGTACTTAGCAGACCCCATCGTAAGGACGTTGATTGACCTGCCTTGTTTATATGCAGCTAAAGACGGCTTTGACATTGTGACAGATAATGACGTAGAGCGTGATGCTATCACCTTAATGTTTGACGAGATAAACTTGGACCAAACTTTATATGGTTGGTTAAGGAATGGAAGAATTTTCGGAACATCATATTTAGAATGGACTGGGGATAATTTAGTTTTAAGGTCTTCTCTTAATATGTATGTACAGAGAGACGATAATGGTCAGATAATGTATTATTATCAGGATTTAGGAGATGACAAAGAATCAATTCGGTTTGAAGATAGCGAGATTGTTGAATACAAAAACAACTCATTCGATGATTATGCTTATGGTTTATCTGACATCCATCCAATTCTGTATCTGGTTGACCTTAAAGATTATGCAGAACGGGATGTCGGAGCTGCTCTCAACAAATACGCTAATAGTCGCTTTGATATTAGCTGCGGACTTCCCGATATGCCTTATAATGCTGACAAGATTAACGAAGTACTTGCAGCCTTTAACTCCTTAGAACCCGGTGAAGATATTATTCACGGTAATGATATAGTAGTTAAGGAGATGCAGGGTACACAACGAGCGTTTGAGTATGGAAAGTACACAGACGATATTCTTAAGAAGATACATATAGCATTGAAAGTACCTATAACAATGTGGGAGAAGCCCGAACAGGCAAGGCCCATTTTCGAACCCTATGTTAAACATTTACAGTCTGCTGTAGAAGCAGCTATAAATTCCCAGTTGATGCCACAATTAGAAAGTGGTAATGCCCGATTTAAGTTCAGGCAAATTAATGTTAACGATGCCTTTGTGAAAGCAAAGACAGACATGGTATACCTTTCTGAGGGAGTTCTTTCGCCCGGTGAAGTAAGGATGGAACGCGGTCTGAATCCAGATGGCGTTGTTGAACAACAAGAAACCGAAGAGAATGTAAATGTCTCTGGTGGAAAAGACCAAGATAAGAAAGAAGAGTCCGCGAGGACAGAAAATAGAGCTGGAAACAAACCAGCCGCAAACAAAACAGGGGATAGGGAAAAATGACAGAAGACAAAGACCTAGATGAGTATCTATATGAAAGTTGTTTAATAGATGCGGGGCTTAAGCTTAAGAAGAGGGGCTTTAAGAATTACCAGAAAGTGGCAGCTGATATGTGCCGCATTAGGGTAGATGAAGGAAAATTTGACGAAAGAAGTTTTGCTTCTTCAGGCTCCAAAGAAGAAATTAAGCGTTCTTTTGCATTGGAGATTGGAAACGTAGACAGTAAAGATGACTGTTATGAATTTCCCGTATACGCCATTACATCTGGTTTGCATGATGCGGATGGCGACCAAAAGGTTTATATAGAACCCAATACATTACATAATAATATAGAAGCTTTCAACGAGCTTCCGGTTTACTATAACCATCAGCGAACACCTGACGATTTGTTAGGTATAGCTGTCAACCCAGAATACGTAGAGCTGGATGATGGTTTAAAGGCGGTGAAGCTCTTGGCTCGTATCCATAAGGATGCGGCAAAGGCAAATGAAGTGTTAGAGAAAATAGAAAACGGCGATATGACGCACGTAAGTATCGACTGGCTTTCCAATGACTTAGATGTTATGGGAGAATCATTCGCTACGGATATTCGTCCAATCGAGGTGAGTTTCATTGATAACGAAACTCGTACACCGGTTTGTGACGCATGTACAATCGGAAAGGAATGTGATGGACACGAAACGAAAACAGATTGTGGTTGCGGAAGCGACCATGACAAAGCTTGTACCTGTGAAACAGACGGGTCAACTAGCGAGGAAATAACCATGGCTGAAGAAACAGTTAAAGAGACTGAGACGAACCCCATTGTGGAGCGTGAATTCGCTTCCATGAAGGCAACAATCTCAGAGATGGAATCAGCCCACGCAGAGCTCAATACGAAGTATGAAGACGCTCTCGCAACTATTACCAAGTTTGAGGAGGCCGAAGAGACTAGAGCAGCGGAGCTTGCAAAAGCACGCGTTTCCAGTTTTATTGACTCAATTATCAATAAAGAAACCCTCCTTGGAAAGGTGAATGACGAGAGTGTTGAAGCACGGACTGCCGAGTTATCAGCATGGGACGAGATTAAGCTAGAAGGATTCAGCATCGCTATGGAGAGTATGCCTGTCCCAGAAGAGACAGAACGTACCTTCGGTAAGGGCAAAGCCCACGATGCTGAAGAGAAGCCAATTGAAGAATCTGAAGAGACCCACCGCATGTTTGCGATGGAAGACGGAAAGATTATATTCAAGGGGCTGGAAACAGAAAAAGGTGATTAAATATGGCACAAGTAAAAGGAATAATTGTCAATGACGGTGGTGCACCAGCACGTATCATGAATTTCATTGCGGCAGCGGCTCTTTCAGCCGGTGACGCTTTGCATATTGATACTGACGGTAAGGCCGGCAAGTGTGATGATAATGACGAACCTATTGCAGGTTACGCATTAACTGACGCAGATGCCAGCGCCCCGGTTAGTATGGTTACTGGCGGAGGATTAATGCTTTATGTCAATGTAGCTAACGTCTCAACAGGCGTTTTGCTCATGGCTGACGAAGCTACCCCC